TTCCAGTTTTGGTAGTGCCTAAAATGTTACCATCCAAATCAACGATAAAGATTCCAAATGTTGAACATCTGTTTGCATTAAACTGCTTTGCAAGTTCAAAGCTACCTTTGATAATCATAGCAGTAAAGTTTCTGATACCATCACGAATGAATACACTTGAACCATCTTCAAATGTTTCCAAGATAGGGTCTGCTCTATCAGTAGTAACATTCTTTAATTTGCCAGTTGGATACCAACGCTTTGAATCATCGGCCTCATTGATTAATGCAGTAAAGTATGCATCATTCAATGTAGCAGTTGGGTCAATGTAGTTAAATGTACCATCATTGGCAATTAACGGAACTAAAATAAAATTTGCTGCAACTCCCATAATTGGGGCGCAACTTGGATAACCAGTGTTTTGTAGCGACACATCGCAAGAACATAATGACATATTGTTTTTTGTTTTAAATATTAATAATTTGTTTTAATTTTCGCAGCAGGAAAAACATTTGTTAAATGGTATTTTAATTAGCAGTTCAGTACCAGAGGTATTGTCCGCAAAGATTTGACTCTTCACTCCCTCCCATTGCACCTTACCAAAATTAGCATAATCATTTTCAACGTATGTAATCTTGTTGCTTGCGTTAGTTCTACTATACGCAAATAAAGAACGAATAAACTCGGAACATAGTGATTTCATTGGCTTAATTGCCTGCTCTAAATGTGTTGACCTCAACCAGTTTTTAGGGTCGGCATCAACAAGAAAATAGATTGCGCAATCACTTTCAAAATCAATAGTAGATTCCTCATCAGCAAATCTTTCTGGAGCATTCATATGCAGGTATATCAATGGCAATTTATTGTTGCTACTTGATACCTTGATTAGTTCTGAATTGGTTTCTAAAAATGTACCAAAATAAAAGAATGGTGATGCTAAATTATAGATGCCAGTAGTTGGCTGGGTTGGTGATGCGATGGTAATTGATTCATTGAATACAACTTCCTTAATCACTTTACCACTTAATATTTTACCATAGGTTGCCCACTTCGTATTTGTTGTCATCAATTTCCAGTTGCTACCATCGGCAACAACGGAATTAACTACAATAGTTTTATCTATTGCATCAACAACATTTTTAATATGGTCTTTAGTAGTTATTAAGCCCACGACATATAATTTTTATAAACACCTTTGAATGTAGGATAATCGGCATCTTTTACCGACTCAATATAGGTTTGAATTGCTTTGAATGTTAGAATCATTTTGTTGTAATCAATAACTAATGATGTGTAACTCATTGCGCTGGGCATATTAATAGTGCCCTCTGCTTGTGTGTTACCTTGAATGGTATTGGTCTGTGGCTGCGTTCTAACGTAGTGGAAAAATACCCATTTAACCAACATAACTTTCATACCATCACTTGTAATCATCTCATCATCTATTTCCTTTACAAACGCATCGTAAATGGTCACATACTTCGCAGTTTGTGGCACACCTCCGATTAGGTCTGCAATGAATAAAATATACAACTCAATGCCTAATAACTCATAAAGTAATTTTGACTCGTATAGCGTAATGAAATTATCTAATTCAGCATCCGTAAACACATCCGTTGCTATTTTATTTTCGCCTATGAAATCGGAGGCTGATATTAGAATTCCCATATTATTTTACAAGTCCTTTATTAGTTAATAATTCAGCAATGTTTTCAGATACAACTACTTTTTCTCCTGCCTTTAAGCCATTAAAATCTTTGACAATAACAACCTCAACTTCTTTAGTCGATTGCGTTGCCAATTTCGCTTCTGATTTATTTTCAGAAGGAGCAGCAGCAGAGGTTTGTGCCTCCGCTACTACTTCTTTAGATTTTACTTTGCTCATTTAATTAAGCAGTTTCTAATGCAGCAATATCAGTTGCAAATGTACCTTTCACAAACGCAGTTCTGTCGTTGTTCTTGGTTACTAATGCACCTCTCCATTCTGCAATGATTGTACGCATATTCTTTGTCCAGTCATTACCATCTAATCCGATGTTAATCATTATACCTTGCTTTTGGTACAATACAGACAAATTAAAGTTACCTACAAGGTATGTACCAGCAGTCACTAATGTGCTTCCTATCATCGGAACACCATCAAGTGTTAAGTCCATACCAATGTAAAGTAATCTATCAACATAACGCTTATCAGTTGCAGAAACTTTCATTAACTTCAATGCTGCAATGTCTGAAGGATGCATCAATATTGCGTTAGGTGCTTCTTGGTTAGCAATTGCAATTTGATTCATAGCTACAACAAGTACATCGGCACTATTAGCATTGTCAACTGTAGCTGCGAAAGTTCCAGCAGAGAATGCAGTTGCAACTGTTCTGATACCATTTAAGTTAGGAGCAGTTCCGTTACCAGAGTAAGATGTGTTTTCAACATCTAACATTAATAAACGCATCAACTCATTTCTGATTTCGCTTTCGATGAAATCAATATCATCTAACATTTCTGTAGATACCTTTATGAATGCAGTACGCTTAACAACTGCTTGGCTTGCAACTACCAAATCAAAATCAATTTGATTCTTTGTTGCGCCTTCAGCAGTTCCACCAGCAGCACCATCTCTGTTTGCTTGGTAAACCCAAGAAATAATGTTACTTGCTGCTTGACCTTTAGCGAATAAATCAATTAATCTTGGTCTGCGTGTAGCAATTAAGTTTAAGCCTGCAATACGTTGTTCAACTGGCACATTACCACCGCTAATGTTAGTTGATTCTAACATATCACCAGCAGCCTTGAAAGAGAAACCAGCACCGTGAGCAGCAGATTTATCAAGGTCTTTCAACTTTGTCAAGTTTGCTTTGTTTTCCTCTAATGCTTTTCTGATATCAGATGCTTGAGCAGTTAAAGAATTTGCTTGGTTATCTTTGTTTAACTTTTCAATTGCCAAACCATATTCTTTCAATGTTTTGTTCAATTGAACCATTTGCTCTTTTTGAGCAGTAGCAAGTTCTGATTTCAAAGATTCGATATCTTCTTTGCTTGCACTTTTAGCAACCGCATCTTCTAATGCTTTTCTTGCTTCTTCGTTATACTCGTTGTATAACTTTGCCATTTCTTCTGCTTCTTGATTTGCGAAAGATATGGTGTTTAATCCTTTTGTTTCAAGGAATAATTCAAATTTACTTTTCATTTTAAATGTTTTTTGTGAGATTAATAAAAAATTGTTTTTGTTTTTGTTTTTGTTTTTGTAGTGATTGCTCGGCTACGGATTGTTGAGTGTCATTCAACGGCTCAATATTTTCTTTTGGTATAGTTACACTCATTGTAGGTGTTGCGTAGTTGCTGCCCTTTAATACTGCACTACCCTCAATGATTTTAGCTTCTGTAACTGCCCAAAAATATTCATCTTCTTTTAAGTAATCTTTGTTAGCTACCATTGGGTAATACTTATCCCAATTTGCTTTCTCTTCTGCAAATTGTTTTGATGTGGAATTTATGCAAAGATAAAGATTGATATATCTCATCCCTACTGAATGTTCTTTTACCCAACCATTAATATACTGGTTAAACATAAATTCGTTCCTATCCTTGCTTATTTCAGCCTCAAATATCAATGCTTCAGTATCACCTTGTAAGTTGGGAAAGCCTAACTTATCCCAAGTCATTTTCTTTGTGCTTGCAATGATGGTATCACTTATCACTTTATCAAATGCCATTCTGTGTTCCTGCAATAGGTAGAATGATTTGGTTTCATTAAGTGACTTCTTCCAGATGCCTTGTATATGACAGTCATCGTGACTATCAACGATGTTAGTTGTGTTGATTACTACTTTCGCAGTAATAACCTCAACCTCATCTGGCATATCAATATCATCTATCATTGCTTTCGTTACACCATCTTTTTTATATTCAGTTGGCATAGAATAAGCAATACAATCAGCATACTTTGTAGCTGCCTTTTTTTCAGCAATGATGAGGTCTTTATTCTTTTTCAAGAATGCCCATTTCTCACTCTTATTATTGAACTTTGGTAACTTCATTTCTTTACGATTTTAGTTGCTAATTTCTTAATCTTAATTGCTTCCAGTTGTGCTTTGGTTTTGCTCATTGCCTATGGTAGATTGTAATGTTGTTGATATAATTAATTTGTCTGCATTTGGGTCATCAGTAATCGGAGGTTTGCCCATTGCAACTCTAACTTCGTTTGCAGTAAATATGCCTTTCATTTTAAAGTCTGCTAACTGCATTTTGTTTTCCTGCAAACATTCAACACCGCTAAAGTCTTGTCGCATTCTCACTTGTTGACTTGGAAAGTGATTAGCGCATAAATATTGCGTGTATGCCTCTGCCATTTTATCAGATAGAGGAATGATGCAATTCGTGTACATATTCTTCTGCGCTTCCAAACTATTGTTGAATGTACTTGCAGCAGTATCGTTGAATAATTTAGCATCAATACCGAACACATTACACAATGCTCTGGTATTTACTATTCCTTTCTCAAGTAACTGCATATCACTCGGTGACATTCCGATTTGAATGTATTTTAAGTCTTTGTTTGTGGTAATAATCTTACCAAAGTTATGCGCTCCTCCAACACGATTTCTCAATTCAGCATCTACCCTTGTTGCCTCATCTGGTGTCATTGGCAGTTGTGAACTATCTGAAATTAATCCTGCAACACCTTTGTTTGATAATATACTTGCATCAGCAATCCAACGCTCATTGCCTACCTTAACAACGTATGCAGCAACTTGAATAGGACTTAATCCATAATCAAATGTTTGTAAGTTTGGATTGTAGAACTTAATGTGCTTTAACTCATTTTGCGTGTATACCCTTGATGTGCCACCAAAGTTGAATTGATATTCAAGTTGTGGCATAAAGAAATTTAAGTTGCGGTTATAGATGTTAATGGCAGAACTTGGTAGAATATCTAATTCTTGGATTAGTCTTGAATTAAATTGAGTATTACCCACTAAATAAACATTGCCAGTAACCAATAAGTAAAGTAAGGTTTGCTCTTCAATGTCATTCCAAGTGTATCCTTTATAGTTATTTGGCTCATCCATTAATTCGTGAAGAGATGTATTGTAAATCTTCTCCCAAGTACCATCAACTCTTTTCCTTTCAACTATCCAAGGTATAGATTTGCTTACATCAACTATCTTCTTAACTATGGCATAAACATCAACATTCTCTGAATAGCCTTCCCTAATCATTAAATCAGCCCTATTGCCCCAATTCAATGGCATTAGACCACCAAACTCTCGCCAGATTGTTTCTCTGTTTTGCTCGGTCAACGATATAGTATTGGCATAGCTTAACGCTTTGTTTGCTATTTTCCCAACTACTTTCTGAATGAAATTCATTTATTGAATAAATATTTGACAAATGTATTAATAATTCTTTTGATATTCGCAAATTTCGTTAAAATAATTCATTTTAAGCACCACCAATGGCTAACGTGGATACTGGTACAAGGTAATCAAATCCATATCGTGCAGGGTCAATTTGATGGTTGTAAGCATCAATAGGTGTTTCTGATTTCTTATCGTGCCAGATATAATTGCGTAATTCCTTGATGAGGTTTAAACTATCTGATGTAACAACTATCTGGTAGTCTTGCATTCGCTTTATTCCATTTCTCACACTATCCTTACCCTTTTGCGCTGGCATTACGTTAAAGTTTCTTTGCCTTAAATCATTGATTGTTCTTGGGTCAGCAGAATCCGCAACGATGATGCTATTGATGGGATTTACTCTTAACCTCAACGATTCACTTAATTGCTCGGTGCTATTGCCAGTCTTATACATACACTCCTGCAAGTATATTATTCTTCGCTTCTTATCAACTGCTATTTTTATCAATGAGTCTGGGTCATTACTGAATCCAAAATCCAAACCATAAACGTGAGGTAAACTATCATCGAATGTACCAATATCCCAATTTTGAAAGATTGCACCCTGCAATGTGCCAACTTCACCATCAATGTATACCCTGCACCAATTATGCCAATATTCATTCTTTATGTTTTTTGGGTCTGTTTTATCACCTAAAGGATTATGATAAGCCTTGCCCAACTTAATATTCAACTCCGAAAGGATTTCTGGAGGACAAGCCTCATTGTCTTTGTAGGTAAGCAAAAGAAACTCTGAATCCGTTTCAGTCAATATCTCATCGTGAACCCAAAATTGTCGGTCTGGGTTGTAATCTATCCAAATAGTGTTACTTCTGGTTATTAACGCATCAGCAATATCGTAGTCAATGTGGTTTGCTTCATTCAAGAATAACACATCCCTCTTCCCTGCTGCTTTTGCTTTACCTACTGAATCGAATGCAGTAAACTGAACTATTGCACCATTTGAGAACTTATACTCCATAGGATTACTGCGCCAATGCTCTTCAATCCACCTATTCGTGTCAAACATCGTGTCTTGGAATATCTTTACTGCTCCATTCCTTACTGCTGGAATAGATTCAGCAACAACTGTGATGAGGTGTCTTGGGTTTTTAGTAGCATAATCAATGGCTGCTACTGGGATTATGCCATAGGTCTTGCCCGCACTTGTGCCACCTTGAATGACACGCTTTCTGGCTTTCATTGCCAATAACTTATTTATGGCAGTTGTCCTTTGAAACATAGTTAATTGAACAATGGTTGCTCACCTACCAACTTAACTTCACTTTTCGCAGGTGCATAATCACCGCCCATCTTGTTTAGTTCAGCAGTAATTTCACGCTGCACTTTCATAAGATTAGCACGTTCAATGGCAGTCAAATTCCTTATAACATCAACTGAAATCATTGCTTTGTTATCAAAAATAGTATCTGGTGTAGTACCCTTTAATAATATCTCATCAAGTTCATTGATTTTATTTTGCAATTGTAGTTGCCTTTCCTCTTTTGATTTTAAGCCACTTTTAAAGAGGTTTAAATCATTTTGGAGTATAGCATCCTCTTTTAGTTTTTCTTTCGCCTCGTGCAATGTTTCCCACTTTAATTTGGCAATTTTCCATTGATTCCAAAATGTTCTTTCTGTTTTCTGAAATTTAATGCAAAATTCTGAAACAATATGTTTAGGGTCAACTATTCCATTGTTTAACTTATCAACTATAAAGGTGATATAGGTCGGTTTTGCTGATGATATCATAGCACAAAGATAAGTATTATTTTAATAACATAAGAATTAGTGATTGAAACTCCTCAAGTGACCTAATGATGTGATATTGAAAACCATTGCTTGTAATCAACCATTGCCAATCTTTTTGCCCTGCTGATTGCACACCATCAGATGTTTTGAATTCAATCATAAACGCTTTGGCATCGTAGTAAAGCACCATATCACTTCGCCCAGCTATTAGACCTTTAGCTTTGTTTCTTGCACCATCTATTTTATTTTTGCTATTGTTGAGGTTATAACACAATAAGCCACGATGT